GGCATACATCGCTTTTGCCTCAATGTCATTGACGGGAATAATATTAATTTACAGGTATTTATCCCGTTCGATGAAGCTAATGCCAATGAATACATCAAGAGAAGCAAAGAGTTCTGGAGGCATGTCGAAACCAAGACGCCGCCAAAAGACAAGTTCGTAGATGACGCGCCAAGTGAAATACGTTCCGAATATATAGATTACGATTTCCACGGGAACAATGCTTGGGCAAGCGCAGCACATGATTTTCTGGAAACGCAAAAGCAATCCAAAAGATTCGAGGGAATAAAGAAATTTATTAAAACCCTTGTACCGGACGATGCCGGAAAAGTCACAGGACACGGAATCACCGCAAGCCGGAACGCTAAAGGGCATATTTCCGTGAGGGCGGCTCATGGACCTACCTAACAGACGCCCATGCACAACCATATTGGTTGAAACGGAAATAGATAACTATCACTGCACTATAAGCTATCACCCAGAAACAGGTGAACCCTGCGAGGTCTTCATGACAGGCAGAGGGAAAGTGGGACAGACGATGGATAATGTTCTTATAGAACTTGGCATTGCTATCTCAAAAGAACTGCAAGGAAAACACGGGAGAAACAAATGACACAAAACGAAGCTATACTAAACCATCTCAAATCCGGAAATTCCATAACGCCAAGAGATGCGTATTTAAAATTCGCATGTCTAAGACTTGCCGCACGAATAAAAGATCTGCGTGATGACGGTCACACAATCCACAGGGAAATGGTGACGGTAAACGATGCAACATTTGCCAAATACTGGATGGAAACATCTGTCTATCCCGATGATTTGGATTGGCGTGACACAATAGACGTATAGGAGGATTATATGCCAAGAATGCCTGATGAACTGCGTGAGCGGTTAAAAAAATACGAAATGAACCCCAACGATGTTCTATGGGATTGCCACGGCACTCCTGTCATGTACCACAAATACATTGAACGGATTGCTGTTATTGAAAACATACAGCTTGATCCCCCTGTTATCATACGCAATGAGCCAAACGATATATGTGTACTGGTAAGCGGTACACTTGATGGTCACACCGAATGGTCATTTGGTGAAGCATCAAAGTCCAATAACAAAAACGCCTATCCATTTGCGATGGCAGAAAAGCGCGGCAAAGACCGTGTAATTCTTAAACTCGCAGGGATGGCCGGGCATGTCTACTCAGACGTAGATGTGGTCGATCCTAACGCCAATGACGCATCCGGCGCATGGCAAAACAAAAAGGCATAGGAGGATAATATGTCTCAACGATTTGATCTCACACAAGCTCGTGAATACCTTAATAAAGAAGGTGAAACCCAAACGGCATGGACACCACTGGGTACAATGTGGCTGAACGACAACGGAAAATACTCCATGACGTTCAATGCGCTACCTATTCCCCAGATGAACAAAAACGGACAAATGGAAGTTCGCGTTCAAGCGTTCCCGCCAAAACCGAAAGGAAATAATCAGCAACGTCCAGCACAACAGAGCAACGACGTTCCTTTTCCGGGCGATAACGCAAACTGGGAGTAATTAGACCATAGCCTCCATACCTATTGGAATGAGCCAGTAGAGTATGGGTAGAGATGTTTATTAAAGGTCAAGGGTTGCATCTCTAAAAGGCAAGGTCTAGGCGGGGATAAGACGCCCAGGTTTATCTCCGCCATTTATTTCTCTCGATTGGTATACTCCAGATGAGAGAATAGGGGAGAGGGTGAATTGAACCTCCGGCCTCTCCCCGACTTTATTTCCGGAGGGGTGTTTGGCCCGGCGACCAGCGGCGTCATGCGCTCTCCTTACAAAAAAGCAAAAAAGAGCTTATGAAGTGCATGCCTCCGGCGAGGTTGTTTAAACCTTGAGTTTATCATGCCAATAAGTTCAACCGCTGGAAATTTCTTGTATAGGAGGGCGGAAATGGAATGTCCAATCTGCTCCGGAAACAAATACATCGTAAGGCCATCCAAAACTATAGAAACGGTTGTCGAAGAAACAGTATGGGACAGCTATTCCCAATGTTACCGCGCAGAAGACAGAACCGTTATATCCTATGTGGGAGGTCTGGATGCCTGCCCGGACTGCACCAAAGCGAGTGAGGCCGAATATGGATAATACTGAATTTACACTAGCAGATACCGTTATTGCTGGATTATCAAATCCAAATCGCGGTCTTTTAACCTACAAAGACACAGAAAAAATTCCTATTCAACCCCTCGCAAAACAAAAAATAAGCGAAACATATAAAGATATGCGTTCAGCCGTAAGGTTCTGTCTTGATGACAAACTTACAGAATTTGCCATGGACGCTTCCATGACTGCTAATTCAAGTGACCTACTGCAACATCTAAAACTGGCCCGTCCTCCACATGATCTTATGTGGATTGAATGGGATGAACACAAACGCCAGCAGCAAATGTACGAAACGGCCAAAGATTACCGCATTCATGGGAGAAAATTAGATTGCCCAGAGCCGGATTTTTCAACTTTACCATCGCGCATGGGGTATCTTGTTAATAAATACGATAACACCTTTCGCCAAAGCGAAAGTATCGACGAATGGAAACTTACAGGATTTTTTGTCGATAATTTAACCGAGGGAAGCAACCGAATCATAGGAAATCCAAAGGATATTATATTAACCGCATACGAAGCGGAAGAAGACGGGTTTATTTATTTATCTCCACGCTCATGGGAAAAAACAATACTCCCTGAGATGAGCCGATCAAACTGGGAATATATTCATGAGTTTCAAAAAAATATGGCTCCTGGGATTGAAACTCCAAAAGACCTACAAGAAAAACTTGAAGTCGAGCATATACAAGATAGCAGCAATTTATTAGGAAAATGGTGGATAGGAACACACGCAAAAAAAGAACCAGAAGCCGACAAAGCCGCTTTAGTTGATATTAGAGATGACCACAATATACGCGAAATCATGGAGCATTTGCATCAAATACCCGGAAATAGCATGCGCTGGTGGATTCAAGTAGAAAAGAATCAAAAACAAGAAGATTGGAATCGCATGGCAGAGTTAAGTTCAGAATTATCTATGGGTGATGGAAGATTTCTGATTACGACATTAGCAATGCTAAATTACGATTGGATTATTAAAGATGAAGTGCCGAGAGCTTCCACAAGGAGCTACAAATTTGGAAAATTCGTGCGCGGTAATTCACATATTCGTCTGGAAATAGATCTTCCAAAATTTCATGGCAAAACAATTATCCCAAAAGGCTTTGAAAAGGCGCATGAGTCAAGCCGTCGACAACATACAGTGAGAGGGCATTGGCGCAGATACCGTAACGGAAAGCGAACATGGGTCAAAGCCCATATCAGAGGTGATGCCAGACTTGGCATTATTACAAAAGACTACGTTCTTAAACATAAGAATTAGGAGGGCATCTAATGTATGGATTTGAAAAAGAATACACAAAACTTATTGGGTATACCGTTATTGATATTGCTGTCGATGATGGAGAGGATGTCCTTCTTGATTACAACGAGCCAGCAATAGGACTTGTTTTAAGTGACGGCAAAACTCAGAAACTCGCATGGATTATGCGTGACCCGGAAGGCAATGGCGTTGGCTTTTTAGATATAGTGGAGATCAAAAATGACCATGCAAATTGAAAACCTCCAGCAATCTTTGGAGTGGTTAAAAACATGCCCGTTTGAATACACAATATCCTCAATGCAAGGCGGATTTGTGCATATAAAGCTGTTAATACCAATGGAGAGAAGAGACAGCTGATGACCAAATACGCCAAAACAATAGATCGCCGCAAGCAACTGGAAGACGTTGTAAGGATTATGAACAAGCGCGATCAAGATGATAAAAATGAAATCATATTTCTCATGCGTAATTTATTGGGCATTACAAAATGCCATTGCAAAGGTTGCTCAAATTACGTTGTCCCTCGTAAAAATCGAAAATGGTGTTCTGGGTCTTGCAAAACGAAGGAGTATCGACGCAAACGTGATGAAAGGATTAAAGCCAAAGCTGTTGCAGATTACTTGGAAATGGAGATTCCGAAGGAGGATTTGATGTCTCACGTTTTTTTCAAGTCTCATGTTCCTTTTGATCTGCCAAAATATACTACTAAGCCAAAAACAAAGCCCTCTCATAACGCCGACGAGTAACCAATCCTTTAAGTATACGACCCCCGGCCCGACGCCACTTAGGTAGCTCATCTGCCGCACCCTCGTAATCTCCACGATTTAGCTTCATTCTTAACGTAGACCTCTGAAAGTTTCCAGTACCTACGTTGAACGACCAGCTAGCGATTGAAGAAAACATATTATCAGTAAGCTCTGCCGTGATAAGTCGGCTAATTGCCGCCTCAACGTGGCGAATCTCTCTTCTAAGGAGAGCGTCACCCTGGGCCTTCGTAATATCACGGTGAGAACTGGTAACAGCATTGCCCCTAATATCCCATGTTGCTCCGTAACCAATCGTCCAGCGTCCCGCCGGGCATTTGTAAGCAGAAGATGACCAGCCTTCAAATCGTTTAATGATCCCCAGACCAGCTTCATTTATGTGTTGGGTACTCATTTGCGATTAAAGGTGCGCTGCCCAAACCAAAAACTGATGACCGCTCCGAAAATAGGAGCCATTCCATCAACAGCCCAAAGTAGAGCAAACATATCGTTGTCGATATACCCAAAAGCCAGCAAAATAACCAAGCCAACATACGAAAAGAAAAGGAAGTATGTTATTACTGGCCTTACTGAAGCCGAAAGGTCGATGATAAATTGCGAGGATTTCTTTGTTATCTGAGCATGTTCTTTGTGTAATGCCTCTGTCTCGCGGATATCCGCCTCGACGTTAACCATCTGAAGTTTTTGATTTCCAATCTGGATCTGCTGTTCCAGTTGCTTGTCCATCATTTGTAATTCATGGGCTTGGTCGCGCTTTTCCTCAAAATAACCGAGTATTTTAGGTAAAAAACTGGTTCCAAAGCCCAGAACGCTACTAACTAATGTAAGAATAGCACCCTCCTAATATCCAAAAATATTTACCGGAATCCGCAATTTGCAACCTTCCAATAAAAGTATTATTACTATGAAACTAATGTACTTCATTAGCTTTTTCCTTCTTGCTAGGCTTGCTAAAATCAACAGTCGTGCAAAATGCCGCCCATTGTTTAAAAGCACCTAACCCTTGATGATAGTCATAGTGTTCTTCTGTCATATCTTTTGCCGGACAGCTATTCACAGGCATGCCAGTAATGTCATACGATCCGTCGTTCATTATAATAAAAACAACAAAGTATAAAACCTTCATACTCTATTCCACCTTTGGATGTTTCCCATTATGAATTGAAGAAAGGTGTTTAACTTGTGCCTGCAAGACTTCGATCTGAGCCTGCACCGTTGCCATTTCCCTGTTGCGATGCTCCAAGGCAGGGACAGAATTAATCTCTTTCAGCACATCGATCTGGCTAGTAAAGACGGCGCGTTGTGATTCAGCTTCATCAAGCCGTTGGTCAAACGCCGACTTGGACTTTTCATACCGCTTAATAAAATTACCCAGGTCTTCCATAACCCGGGCCAGTTGCGATTTAACGACAGCATAGCCGCCAGCTACAGTTGCCAGCATGATCGCCAGCTGCATCCCTAGTTTTGCATCGACTTCCATTGTTCAATCCATAATCAGTTTCACTGGATATTGTTTACCGTCAATCGTCTTTAGTAACAGCTTTCCTTTCTTACAGATCCAGCGTTCTTTCCCCTTCGGGGGATCAGATCGCTCAATAACCCGCTTCGCCTTCAGACATTCAGACAAGGAATCCCTCGGCGTAAACTCAAGAAGTGTTCCTGCTGTTGTGTAAAGATGCAAAACAAATCCTATAAAAGTTTCCATATCACTTGCCGTTTATCTGCAAATGCCGTTGGGCATCTTTTAATTTCTCGACAGCACTCCGCACTTCCATCATGTCCGTCTGCAAGCGCGTAATATTAACGCTGTTATTTGAACGGTCTTCGACCTTCTTCGTCAACTTCTCCAACTGACCGCTAATATGCTCGATCAGCATGAACGCCTCTTTCACGGCTGGACTTTGAGGACGGTCAATCCTAAAGGTCGTGTTCTTATCAATGTCCAATTTTAAGGATGCAATACTGGTTTCAAGATCCTTCTTTACTAGCTGCTCTGAAGTTTCCAGACGGTTCAATCGTTCTTGGATAATAAAATAGCTGTAAACACCCATGCCAACTAACGCAATTAAGCTCACAACGGTTTTCATAGGCATCTGAACGGAGGTGCTATCGGATATCTTCGTCGTCATCGAATTGGCCCCTGGTCATAGGCCGTCATCAGCATCCATCCGATTCCCAGTACCGCAATAACAAGAACTCCAAATTTAAGAACCTCCTGCCCGATCTTCTTCCATTTTTCTTTTGCTTCTTCCGCTTCGCGCTTTCGTATTTCAGCACGTTCTCGCTTCTGTTTAATTTTCAGTGATTGGATGCGTGATTGCTCACGCTTGATGTTTTCCCACATAGTGGGTTCGCCCATAGGCGTTGGGAACTTCTTATTTAATTCCCATTCCAGATCCTTAATCATCTCCGACATCTCGCGTCGATGAATCATCAGGTCAATAGCTTCTTGTAAGGATTCATCCGGCTTTATCTCGCCGTTCTCAACGCTTTCTTTATGCGATTTCTGCGCTTGATAGGCTTTATTAGCTTCACGGCTATGGTGAAACAAATCGGCAATATGATGACTTATACTACTTATATCATCAGCAGTATCTAATGCCTCCCTAATCGCTGTTATAGAAGATTGGGCAGCTTTAAATGCAGCAACTCCGGCTGCAATGGTAACTGGGTCCATATCATCTTGCTCTATTATTCAAGCCGAATGGCGTTTCAGCAAATGCTAGATAGAGATAAGTTGCAGAAGCGTTGTAACCACCGTTTGTAGTACGCAACTTGAATCCGTTAGAAGTAAAATCCATCCTACTAGTTGATGACGTAACGCCAGCATCATTCGCATTAAGGTGATAGCCTACAGCATTGTATGAAGCCATGCCTGAATTGTGTATATGCCATGCGTATCCATCTTCATTACGCTTTATCATCACCCACGCAGGTTTAAATCCAGAAGCTCCATCGTCGATAATAACGTTAGTTCCGTTAGTAGAATTGTTTCCAGTATACTTTCCTATCCCAATAAACCCCGGAGTTCTTGCGAAACAGTACGCCATATAAGTCTCACTATCATCATTGGTCCAGTTTGAGCCGCCGCCATCGCCTACACTAAATGTTGTAGTGTTAGTGTTAGCATGTCCGTCCCAAGCGTTCCCTGAGTCATCTGCTTCACCATTCGTAGTATTCAGTTTAAGATATTTACCTGTTCCGCTTAAATCTTTATGCCAAACATGCCAGCCATCAGAACCATCTGTTGTAGATTTAATTATAATAAATTCTGGTTTTTTCCCCATTCCGTGACCAACTCTGGCTCCACTACTTGTTGTTCCAATAGATGTCCATTTAACGATAGAGAAACCACTATGCGATGCTACCGATACAGTTGAGTCGTATCCTGTAGCATCTGCATCTGAGGTTGCGCCATCCGTATTAGCTGAACCGGAACCACCAGCTTTAAGACAAAACCCGACATAATCTTCTCCTGATCCTCCCGAGTCGTGTTCATTAAATCGGGCTACACCCGTTGTCGTGACAGTAAAACCATTTGACCCGTCACCATTCGTACCGATATGCGTTAATTCACCTGTAGCATCAGCATCGGTTCTATTCGTATAAAGAGTTTTTGTCGCTCCTCTCAGAACATCGTGAACACCATGCCAATATTCTTCACTTGTCGATTTAAGCCAAACAAAATCAGGAGCGAAACTTAAAGAGATTGCGCCAGCCCCAAGAGAAGCCCCATCTTTAACCACACGAGTCCCTTCATTACCTGTATATTGAATAACTTGAAAGAAATCACTAGGCTTAGTGACGGTAGTCTCTGGAAGGTTATGTGTCGCTAGAGCTTTGTAATCTGTAGGTGGGGTATAGGTAAAGCCATCTGCACCAAAGTTAAACGTTAATGTACCGTTCCCCGGTTCATGCACTGGTGCCCATAAAAATCCCGTACTCACAAGATCAGTGTACGCCGCATTGGTCTTCGAGGAACCAGACGTAGGATCACTAGAGGCTTGCCAAGTATTATTAATCGCAAAATATAATGCGCCGTTATCCATATCAACGGCTACACCAATAATGTTACCCGCTGCCCATGCTGAACCGTGGGTGGTAGTACTTCCGTTTCCTTTGTCTCCGTCTCCTATGTAAACACGGGCATTACTGTCTGCTCCAACTCCAGCAGATTGATAAGACCATACTTTGCGTATCCCCATACCATGAGAACCGGGAGAACCACCTACAGCGTCAACTCTAGCTTCAAAATACCATTTACCGCTAGGTGGTATAGACATAGTTCCCATGACACTTTTATTATTTGTGTCACCCGCCGCAGATGTAAGATTTCCATTAGTAAGGGTTATAGATGTACTGCTGGATTGCCCAAAGCGTGAGATTGGATTTAGAGTACAGTAATTTCCTACCCCTGTGACGGTGGTTGTAATGTGAGAATATCCTGATGGTGCTGTTCCACCCGTAAAATCAAACTCTGCTTGCGCTGTACTAGTACTAGCAGAGTAAACACTTGCCGCTGGATACCAAGGGCCACCGTCAATAACAGAACCAGAAAAACCGTAATGTGGCTCTGCTCTGGTAGCAGGATTCCCTTGTGTAGAACTACTATATTTATATAGCCATGTTCCGTTTTTACCCCACCATATCTCAGCATTATCCGCATTAAGTGCTACGTCTACATAATCATTCACGGCCCAAGCCGCTGGCGTTGCACTACCGCCTGTGCCGTCTGTCGTTAAAGCCCCTGTAAGTGAATTGTTGTGCTGCACTTTTCCTTGGCTGGATGAATTATCAGCATGAGTTACAACCCCCCAACTATTATCAGAATGGCCCAGCCATCCATCTCCACTACTGTTATCACATGCTTGATTAACAATCCCGATAGTTGGGTATCCGTCTGCTTGTACTTGTAAGATTTTTACACGCCAGTACCACTTACCCGAAGCTAAAGGAATTGTCCCTCGTACGATTGCATTTCCATTGTTAGAAGCGACAGTGAGGTTGTCATTTGTATAAGTAACATTTGTCGATTGATATGTAGGGTCTAAGGTAGGATAAAGCGTTACTTCTTTATCAGTACTATTCGCTGGTCCGTCAGCTACAATGTTGTTTGCATTAACACTAAATGGGAAAAATGAGTTAGGTAAGTCCGTACCACCTTCAAATAACTGTAACTCACTAACAGCATTAGAACCCCCTGAATCCGAATCGGTAACGGTTATCCAGTGGTATCTATAGCCTGTAGTCGTTGTTATGCTGGAATTAACTTCTTTGATAGTACCGCTTGATGCACTGTCATCAAGAGAGCCTGTCCATAGCTGTGTCCCGTCCGTATTACTAGTCGGCGCAGAATCAGAACCATAGAGTTTTAATGTATGGGTAGCATCATTACTAAATCGTGCATCATTCGGACCAAAGAGTCTAAACCCTGTAACTGTCTTTGAGTTCCCTGATCCATGATCCTGACCAATATAATAAGAAGCTGCGGCCCCTGTTTTTGCTGAAGAAGATTGACCCTCAACGGCGTTATTAAAGGCTGCTTTTAACCCTCCACTGCTTGTCATATCACCGATGTATGTGGCAGAAGTAATTTTAGTTACGCTGGTACTAGCATCACGCCCAACATCTGATCCATCCCCAAAGTCAAGCCAGAACCCGTTATTACCATACGTCAATCCACTAGGGTCTTTTGGAACCCATATTCCTGTATCGGAATCTGTTTCACCAAGATCGGTAATAGCTATATCACCAGCTTGAATTGCCTGACCATCAAGATACACTAAATCTGCTAGATATCCTTGAACGTAAGTTCCTGTCGATCCAAGTTTTCCAATACTGTGCAGAACAGCAGAACCAAGTATTAACGCTTGGGATGTTCCGGGGTTTGTGGGACTTCCTTGACCATCCTCATGTGTTCCATTGATATAAATTTTAATCCTGTCAGCAGCCGTGCCATCTGTGTGATGATGGCTAACTACGACATGTTGCCAAGCCGTAGTGTCACGCATAAAGCCGTTCGTTTGTTCTTCCCATACATCTGAGCCAGAACTTGAATTATATCTTGCAGTTACCCACCGCTCTGCACTGGACATTAAAATGCCAGCATAATTATTTCCATCTGCACCAGCGACCAAAACAGGACTAGCCGCACCAAAAGCGTCTGTAGTCTGTTTGAACCAGAAACTTATAGTCCCTTTGGATGTGCTACTCCCCGCACCAGCCGGGGTTCGAGTCAAATAGTCAGCAGAACCGTCAAGCCATATAGCCCCAGCTGGCTGGTAGCCTGTAACGCTGGAGATGCTACCAAAGAACATCTGTTGGTGCATTAGGTTAACCCCGATCCAGAGATCATCCACCTAGTCGAAGTCATCTTTATAGCCGTTGCCATGCCGTTAGCGGCTAGTGTGCGGGAGCCTGTTGTCCCATCAGGAGCAAGGACAAGTGTATCGGATGTAATGGCGATAGTTATGGCCCCACCACTTGTATCGTTAACGAATGTAATGGCCGTTCCAATCGTATACGCCACACTCGCATTAGCAGGGATAGTCCACGTTCTCGTACTTGTATCCGCACCCGGATGGTAAATGTGTTTGCCAGCATCAGCCGCAACCAAAGTGTAATCCGCTGATTTGCTGTTCTGAGAGATTTGCCTGATAGGAACTAAACTAGACGGCGTTATTACTCGTCCTGTGTCAGAGCCAGCAAGCACTTCCGCATCCGTAGCTAACTCCGCAATTCCTTTAACAGTAGTTGAGGCGTCAGGAGACTGCGACATAATAGTTGCCAGCCAGTTATCGGGATCATTATCACTGGCAATGAAATGCACAACATGGCCCACAGCCGTAAGACCACTGTAACTATTAGTATCTGCACCGTTAATTCTATCGTTGCTGCTGGCTCGATTAATAGTAATTGCATTAGTAACGTCACTGACTTCAAACCCGAACATTTGACCGTCAAGAGCGTTGCCTGTGCCAGAACCAATTTCTGGCAAAGTAATTGTAATAGAATTACTGCTCGCATCTAAAACGTAATAAGTGCCGACGTTTGACGCTGTTAAGGTTAGCGTCGATGCCGTATGAATTGTTACCGCTGTCCATCGTTTGTTATAAGCAGTTGCAGCAGATGCCGAAGTAGAAGCATCAGCGGCATATTTTCTTGCACTATACAAACCACTGGTCACTTCTGTCCCTTGAGTAAAAGAACCGCCACCACCTAACGCCCACTCTTTTGCTGATCCAGCGGCTACCGTACTACCAACG